GATAGACGCCGGCCGCCCGTCAGGCTCAGGCTCAGGCTCAGGCTCAGGCTCAGGCTCAGGCTCAGGCTCAGGCTCAGGCTCAGGCTCAGGCTCAGGCTCAGGCTCAGGCTCAACGGCAGGGACCACGCTCGCACCTTGCGCGATTACGGTGGCATGCCACAGCACTGCAAACTCTCGGACCTCCCCGACGGGAATATCCATGCCGCAAATTTTCTCGTCCACCTCCCCGATGTTAGCGTTGGCTTCTAGGTCCGCGACAACATTGCCGTCAGCGTCCAGCAACAACGACGGCGGCTGTGTGTGACTAATAATTACGGCAGGCATTTTAACCTCCCTCGGTTTTTACGCCGCATGTGTGCCGGTCATCGCTGCATCTCGAATAGTCGGTCCATCTTCCCGCCCAACTCTTTGCGCAGTTCCAGTATCTCGCTGCGCGTCTGCTGGTTGTCGTTTTTCGCCTCCAGCCGCATCGTGGTAAGCTTGGAACTCAGCGCGTCATCGCGGGCAACCTGGCCAACCTGGATATCGCGGATTTCAACGGAATTGCGGGAGACTTCCGACTTAATGACGCCGAACTCCTGGCCGAAAGCCCAGATAACGCCGATACCGCCACCGATAGCGATCAATGTGGCTCCGAGGTGCGCGAGAGAGAAAACCTTTGCCTTGTGCCACTCTTCTCGCTGCTCCGTTCTTCGCTCCCCGTGTTGTTCTGTCATTGTCCTTACCCCAGGTTCCGGGTTGACCGAAAGCCGCGTTGCAGGCTGCGGGCCGTATCGCCGCGACCGGTAGCCAGGCTAGCGTTAATGCGCCCCTCAGCCTGTCGGGCGGCATCACTGGCGATGATCATGACCTCGTCGTGTGTCACGCTCACGCTGTCGATGGTCTGCGGCGTGCCGTTGTTGATCAGCGTGATGTTGGGCTGACCGCCGCCCCCGCTGGCGCTCGACATAGGCGTAATGGTGCCCCCCTTGCCGGTGGGAAGCAAGTACTGTCGGCCCGCCGTGTTGAGTATCTCAGGCGTCCCGGCCTCATTGATCGGGTGCGCCAGTTGCGGCGACACGGTACCGCCGAACTGACGGCCGCCTCCGAACGTCTCACCGACCGCCAGGCCGCCCACCAGCGCCGCGCTGGTGTACCCTGCAGCCCGTATGGCGGAAGCGGTCGTAAAGAAGCCTATGGGGCCCGATATGGCGCCTACCGCGGCGGCGTTGGCGGCGGCAACCTCAGTTGCTGCGATGATGGTCGCCACTTGTATGGCTTTCTGCGCCAGGAATATGGCCTTAGCGATGGCGGTCCCCTCCTGGCCGGTCTGCGACAGGATATCGTTGGCGGCATCACCCAGTACCGACAGGCCTTGCAGCGCGGCGCTTTGCTGGGCCGCCCGCGTGGCGGCCATACGTTGCGCCGCAGCCTCCTCCTGCTGCGTGCGGCGCTCCTGCGCGGCCCGCTCGGTCTCCAGTAGCCGTTCGTTGTGCTCGTTGGTCTCGGCTATCTGGTTGGCGCGGATTTTGGCCATCAGCTCAGACCGTCGGTCAGCGGTAAGCTGTTCTTGCGCCAGCACCGCCTCGCGTAACTCTGCAGCTTCCCGGTTGATGCGATCGAGCGGGGACTCACCCAGGCGGTCAATTGTGGTGCGGGTTTTCGCTTCCGCCTCTCTCTCTTTACGGCCGTGCTCTTCGATCTCTGCCAGCTGCTGTGTGCGGATTTTGGCCAGCAGTTCGGATCGGCGGTCAGCGGTCAGCTGGTCTTGCTCCAGCACAAAGTCGCGCAGCTCTTGCGCTCGCCGGTTGATGCGCTCCAGGTCTGTCTCGCCGAGTAGGTCGAGGGCACCTATTTTCTTTTGCTTGACCGCCTCCTCGCGTAGCCGCCTCATCATTTCAGCGACGACGTTACCCGCGCTGACGCGCTTACCTTGCGCCTTGATGTTGTCGTCCAGTACTTTGGTGGACTCCGACACGGCATCCGTTAGGTCCTTCTCAAAGCGTGTCAGTACCTCCAGCCGCTCGGATGCCCTGGTCGCGCCTGATGATATCTCACGGAAATCCGTAGCCAGCCTGATCAGCTCAGCGCTCGCGTCCGGGCTCTCATCGATGATAGCGTCGAGCTGATTCTGCACAGACTGCAGACTGGCCGGGCTCCCGTCGCGCCCCATCGTAATCATCGCCTGGCGCAGGTCGTCGACGCGTTGAGTGGTGACGCCGAGTCGTTGCGCTATGGCGGTCGTTTCACCCATCGCCATGCGGGCGCCGGACAGAAACGTACCGCTAAACACGTCACCCACCCGGTTGCCTGCCGCCTCCGCCGCGGCATCGATGGCCTCCATGGCTGTGACGATGCCGCCGCGCAGCTCCACCCTGGCGGCCTGCTCCGACTCTTTGGCCAGCTTGATGATTTTGTCGGTAAGCAGCACCACACCGCCGTCACGGGCTGCGTCACGCAGTACCTCGTCCAGCTCTTCCGCTGCCGACGCAAGCTCGTCGATAGCATCCTTGCCGCGGAACAGCGCCGGGAGCAGGGAGGCGCCAATAGCGGCACCAACGCCGACGATAGCGCCGATGATGGCACCCCCCGGCCCGAAGGCACCCAATAACTGGGGCGCTTGCTGGCTGAACGCTATCATGCCGTTGGTGCCCGACGCCAGCTGTACGCTGAAATCCTGTACTTGGAACGCCGCTTGCTGGACAGCGCCTTTCACCGGCCGGAAGCTGGCCGCCATGCGCGCCGCGCCGCCCTGGATACGCTGGAATTGAGTGCCGACACGTTTGCCGGCGGTGTCGAAGGAATTGCCCAGGTCTTGCGACTTGGCTCGCCAAACCTTTTCGGCCTGGTCGAGCGGCGCGGTGTTGGCGGTGATGTCTGCTTCAAGCGTGCCGATTTTGAGGGTCACTGCTGCCACGCCTCCGGGTTAGCTTGAATGTTGTCGCCGACCGCCGCGTACAGCCTGTCTAGGTCCGCCGCGCTGGTGATGTCGTCGTCCGGGTCGTCGGTGATACCGTGCGTCTGTTTGTAGGCCTCTAAACGGACGTCAAAGTCAAACATACTGCTGCGATTAAAGTCGCACAGCTGGCCGCCCACCACCAGCCACGACGCCCGGAACGCGTCAAAGTCGAAAGGCGTAATTTCCTCACTAGGCCGCGCACCGTCTCGCTTCGCTCGATCTGCTTTTTTTTTACGTTGCCTATGATGCCGTAGCTGATCAGGTGCCGACACAGCATCGAACAATCTTGCAGCCCGAAGTCCTCCACGAACTCAGTCGCCATGTCGGAACGGCTGTTCTCGTCGACCGGCACGCCGTCGACCTCCTCCAGGCAACACAGGATAACGCTACGTATGTCGCCGGGCGGCATTTCGCCGTCGACCAGCCGAGCAAAGAGTAGCGCCGGATCCCCACACACAAATCCGGCCGCCTCGATATTGCCGAACGTACCGGCGAGCACGTAGGCGTGCCCGTTGCCGGTAATCAGCTCCTCGCAGCGGCGCAGTTTACGCATTAGGGCGCCAAACTGAACACGCCGACCGTAACGTCGGTCACGTCGTCATACGTCCAGGAAAACACGCCGGCGCCGCTCACGTAGCCGAGCGGGATAGTAATGGCGCCGGCATCGCCCGCGGCGACAACGAGAGTCATGTCGTCAACGTCCACCTCGCCATAGCTGCCGGCCACCGTGGTGTCGACAGGCGCGGGGATGGTGACGGTGTGCGGACTGGCGTCAGCGTTGTTGACGACCAGCAGCAGGCCGGATGCCGACACTACGGAGTCGCCCGCAGCAGCGGCGGCGGCAAGCGCCCCCAACAGATCCGCGATGCCCGCCTTGGTTACCGGTTGTACTGTTAATTCAGCCATGGTTATACGCTCCCGCTTACAATGACGCTTGATTTACTTTGCATGGTCGCGTCGAAGCCTAGCAGGCCCGGCGTGTCCCCTGTTTTCCCGAAGCTGGTAATGTTAAAACAGCCTTCAATAAAGCCGTTGGTGTCGACGTTGAGCAACCGGAACGTGCCGCAGCGACTGCCTGTCGTGGCCAGCGCCAGTAGCCGCTCGCTGCCAACGATGTTAAAACCAGTGACGGGGTCCACAATGCCGGTACGCTTGTCCGCCATACCCGACAAGTTCAACGTCGCGTTGGCGAAGCCGGTAAACTCCGACTCCTGGTATTCGCCAACCGTTGAGCTGCTGGTCACGTCCTCGACGGGGTTATCGAAAGTATACCCCCGCGTTTTGGCGCCCCCGGCGATCTCCCACGCGGTGTTATCGTCGTTGCGGATCAGCATGACAAGCTGGCGCCCTTTGGTTACATTCGCTTCGCAGCCCATGGTGTGCCCCTCTTGTTACGGCCCGGCGGCGCCGTTGCGCCACGTATAAAAGTTCATGCTGTACATGTAGCGCTCGTTCTCATCTTTACCCAACGGAACAATGTTGCTGTTGGCCTCAAAGCTCTTATAGCACACACCGTTGACCTCTGTGTTCTCAGGGCGCGTCAGCAGATAGTCGCTAATCGCTTTGGCCCGCACGTACACGTCAATGTCCCGGTGTCCTGTCTTCCCTGGCTTTGTCCCGCGCACCAAAATCTGTACGCCTGGCTGCTCATAAATGTCGGGCTGTGCTGACGGGAAACCTACGCCCTCCAGCACTAACACTTGGCTGTCCGAGTTGCCCCACTCTGCACCGAAAAGCTGTGCGCCGAGCGTGCCGAACCCACCGGCCGCTAACAGCGATAGTACGTCAAAGTAGGTCGGATTGCTAGGCACCGCTGCGGCCCTCAATCTTGGCGCGCTGACGGATAATGTTCAGCACCTCTGCCACATTCTCGCTAATGGCGCGCTGCAGAAATTTCGGGCCGGTGCCGGGTGCCCAGGGCACGTGCTTGGGGCCCGCCGCACGCTTGACGCCTGGCCGCTTCGGCCCGACAAAGGTGTACCCGCGTGGCTTACGTGGGCCGACCAGCGGCGCCGTGCTGCGGTCTTGTTGTGGGCCAACGTCGAACTTACGCACCATTTCATGCACATAGGCGGCGTACTCAGCGGTATACCCGACGCGGGCGACAATAGGCCGCGCTTTGGGCGCGGTGATGTCGGTGAAGGCGGATCCACGCAGATTACCTGTGTCTACGGGCGCCATCGGTACCGACTCACTCTCCACGTGCATGGCGGCCAGCTGCAGCCCTTCACGGGTGCGCCCCTCAATACCGGCTATCTCCCGGTTGAGCTTACGCATCATCGCGTCCATACCTTTAACGGCCATCAGGCGAACCACAGCTTGCGCAAATCACCGGCACCGCTCGGCGTATGCGACAGGGCCCGCACGTCATCAGCAGCGGCGGGCGGCGCTACAGCGGTCGACTCGCCGAACCAGGCGTATACGCCGTCCCGCAGCTGCTCCGCGGTGACGGGCGCCTCGGTGTAGCACACAGCGGAGCTCACCACCGTGTCGCCGTTGATGTCGGTAAATTTCTGCTGGCTGTAGGCAATGCGGGCGTCGTAGGTGACGGGCGCTGACCAGGTGATGCCGCCGAGCCCGTCGGAGCCGGTGCGCAGCCAGATGGTGACTTGTTCGGGTAGCGGAAACATCAGCCGAAGAAACACACTTGCATGGGCGACTTGTCGGCCTCTGCCAGACAGCCGCCGGTCAGCGCGTTGGCGGTCTGGCCGTATGGGGTGCTTTGCACGCCCTTACCGCTGAAACCGCCCACGACGCGCTCGACCGAATAGTTCTCGAACCGCTCGCTTTTGGCTACAGCGATGTTCTTCCCTACCGCCGTCGTGCCCAACAGGTGCGCCGCCAGCCAGCCCTGCGCCATGTCGAGGCACTCGTCCGACACGCCTTTTGACGTGGTGCAGGCCGCCACCCGGTCGAGGATGCACAGCGCCGCCGCCAGGAAAGGCGCCAACTGCGGATCTGTCAGCGTGCTGCCTGTGATGGCGCGCACGTCCTCGCCGGTTGCGGCCACAGGCGGTTAACTCTGCGGCTGCGACTTGGCGGCAATGCGTTCCCGGGCGCCTTTGAGTGCGTCGGCGAGGGCCTTGTCCTTCGTCGCTGCGGTCTCCAGCTCGGCGATCAGGTCAGCCAAACCAGCGTTGGCCGCGGTCAGGTTCTCGACTTGGGCCCGCAGTTGCTTGGTGGCGCGGCTGGGGTTGGCGGCGGACGCTTCGACCTCATCCTGCGGGCGCACCTTATTGACCAGGTTGCGCGCTTGATCGGCGGTCAGCTCAACTACCTGTCCGAGCGCGTAGCCCCGGGCGCCGCCACGGGTGACAACGTACTTTTTGACCGCCTTTTTGACCAGATCTGCTTTTGACATAATGGTTGCCTCTGTTGTGGGTACTAAAACGGGGCCGCGTAGGGCCCCGTTGAGTTACGCGCTACCTTTTACCGCGGCGATGTTACTTGGTCAGATGCCGAACGCCGGTCTTGTCGTTAGAGTCGACCTTGATCTGCTGCACCATCGCGGCGTAAGTGGTCATCACCTGCGGCGCAAACGGGTTGGTTTTGGTATGTGGCACAGCGATGACATCAGAGGCGATGGCCAGCTCGATAGTGCGGCTTTCCATTTCCACCAGCACAACGCTGCCGTCGGCCAGCTTCTCGGCCGGCTTGATATCCATTACCTGCGAGATTTGCTTGGCGCGCTCCAGCACGCTGCCGGCAACCGCCGCCTTGTAGTCGTTCTGCAGGTTGGTCCAGATGTCGTTGGCCACATACACCATCACACGGTCATTGCCGACGCCGCCCTGCGTTGACCACATCAGGCCGATTTGCTCGATCAGCTCCGGGATGATGTCCGCAATGTTGGCGATATCAGCCCAATCAGAGATAGTGTCGGTGCCCCGGTCCGGGTGCGTGGTGTAGCCGTAGATCGGAAACGCCGTACCGTTGAAGTTGACTGAGATAGCGGCGTTGCCGTTGAATAGCGTGTTCTCCAGCCGTTCCGACACCTGGCGGATAGACTCAGTCATGCCCAGCGAGCGCTTGTAGCTGAACCCGGTCTGGCGCCACGGCACCTGGAACGATTGGTGCGTGATGGGGTTAGGTACGTAGGACTCAGTGAACACCGTGTCGTTGTTCTGATACGCGTTGGGGTTCATTTCCTGTTCAGCGGCCTGAAACTCGTTGATGTTCTCGAAGCCGACGATCTGTTCGCCGATGTCAACGCTAAAAGTCAGCCCCTGCGTCTGCAGGTCGGCAATACCGTTGAGCACCCGGCGGCGCACCTCTACAATACGGTCCTGGATCACCATGAAATCCTCGTGGCGCAGGGTGCCGTCCGCATTACGTAGGATAGTTTGCACCTCCGGGTTCATGGTGTCGTTGGCGCGCCCGACGATCTCGCCGGCAGCGTTGACTACCACCACCTTGCGCAGGTTGGCGGCGGCGAACGCCTCGTTGTGCAGGTTGGCGTATTGCTCGCGCAGGTTGGCGGCGGCGAGGATATTGGCCGCGTGTTGAGCACGGCTATCACCGATGCTCACCGGTGCCATCTTGATTGGCTTTTGCATGGTAGTGCTCCCCTTACGCTACGCGTACTTTAATACGGACGGTAGTGCCGCCCGCTGAATTGTCGACAGCTTCCAGCGCGTACCCGACCACACTGTCGCGCTCGGTGTCGGCGGTAGCGGCGGCCGTGGTCTGCACGCGCAGGGTGCCGTCGCCGTCACTCTCCAGCGGGTCCCCTTTGACAATAGCGGCGGCGTTGGCGGCCAGCAGTGCGTATACCTCTTGACCGGAGTGCGCGGCGCCGTAGCGCACCAGCGCGCCGGCAGCGTAGGCGGTGTCGATGTCGCCGGCGTTGGACAGATCCGACAGAGCGAACAGCTTTTGCGCGTTACCCGCTGCGGTGCTGTGCTCTTGGACCGTACCGGCCGCCAACTCCTCGATCAGCATGCCGGGCACAATAGCGCTACCCGCGGCGCTGGCCGCCTCGGAGTGAATAAACGAGCCAGCTGTATCGGTAAGCAGCTGGATAACTTGGGGTGCCTGTGGCATAACTGCGTCCTCTACTTAGTATGAAAAGTCGATGCGGGGCGCATTGCCGCCGCCCGCAGCACGGCGCACCGGTGCGTTACCCTGGCCGCTGAAATCTCCACTCGGTTGCAGGGAGTTAGCCAGCCTGTCAAGCGCGGCATCGTCTAGCTTGCCGACGTCATCAGCGGTCATGTCGCTGTTGTTGACGATCAGCTCGGATTTTGTCGCCCGCTCCTCGGCTTGAGTGGCCTGGAAGGCCTCAAAGGCGGCGCGGTTGGCCATAAACGTCTGCACGGCCTCGGCGTCGGTAGCGGCGTTGACCACCATCCCGGCGCCCTCGCACACTTCGCGCGCCTGGTCGGCGGTAATGTCGGGCCGCTTTACGGCGCCGTGCAGCTTGTTCATCAGCTCCACTTCCGACAGCGTTTCGAGATACGCCTTGTCTTCCACGCTAAAGCTGTTGGCCGAATTGCCGATAATCGCTAACACAAGCTTCTCTTTGTCCATGTTCCTACCCTCTGCGGTCGGTAGTGTTGGGGCTGGCTTTCGGCCGTTAGCCTCGAAGGTTACTACACGCCGGACCTCAACGCCAGCCCCCGTAAACCGGGGCTTCCCGTTCGGCTCCAGCGCAAACGGGATACGCCACAGCTTATCGTTAACGTCCGCTATGGCGAAATTGGGGTCGAGCTCCACGTCTACCACGTAAACGTAACAGCAGCTGTCGTCGTTGCCGTACTGCTCCCGGGCCAGCTCGGTCAGCTGGTCGCGCAGCTCGTTAACGGACTGATCCAGATTACAGATTACGATATCGGCGTCGTTGGAGCTGTTGAGCGTAAACGTACTGGCACCCGCCGGCGCCTCGTCCAGCAGCAGCGCAACGTGATCAAACTCCATCTTGTTAAGTATGCCGTCGTACCGCTCCCCGTCAAACTGGCCCTTGACCAACACCATGGAGCCGTTAAGCCCGGTACTGACGCCGATTTGTTCGTTATTGCGGATCCGACGTAACACTTCGACGCCCCGCTCGTCCTTCTCAGCCACGCCGATGTCGACGGCAAGGTCGTTAATGACGTGGCGGCCCTCAATGCGCGGGTTAAGCGCAAAGGCGCCTACGTTGTGGGCGTTGACGGCCACCGGGTCGCGGGCGCTCAGGAACAGCCCGTCAACGAGAGGGTGCGACGCGGGCGCCAGCACGCGGTCCAGCTGCTGGTATGACTCCCGGATAACCGCGGCGGGGTAAAACAGGCCGTTCATGACGCTGTCAAGCGACAGCGAAACCATCGAGGTGATCAGGTGCGGCCGGCCGTTAATCACCTGCTCCCGAAACTTGCCGGAACTTAGGCTATTAACGATGATTTTGCGTTGCATGCGCACCCCCTGCGCGGTCGTTGGCCAGATAGTACCGCTATTTGCGCTCCAGTAGCAACAACACCGTCCGCTCCTGCTCAAAGCGGGCCCGGCGTTTAGCGGTGTCGGTACCAGGGATAACCGGCACCAGCGCGCAACGGCAATTGATGCCGTCCGTCATTTTGATCTGCTGCGCCCGCTCCCGCGTCATCACAACGCCGTGGACCTCGGCATGGCTGTGCCGCACCCGGCTATCCCGGGCGGTAATCCAGCGCGTCTCGATATCCTCCCCGGTCTCCTCGCTGGCCCGTGCAATTTCCGCCAGACTGGCCCGGCTGTACGCCTGGTTGGTCTCGGTCTGCGCGATGGTGCGGGCGCGCAACGCGGACACCTCGATGCGCTCAGTGATGCGGCGGGCAATCTCGCGTGGGTTTTGGCCCTGCTCTACGCCGTCGAACAGCACCTGGCGGGTCTGGCGCGACATAGCGTCGGTCCAGCCCTTGAGCGACGTATAGCTGCGCTGAAACAGAAACTCCAGGGCGTCGGTGTGCACCTGGCCCCCCGGTATGCCGCCGGTTGACAGTGTTGGGGTGGCGCTAAAGGTGGTCATGCCCTCCGCGGCCAGCCGCTCCGCTGCGGTGGGCGTAATCGGCGCGCCTTGCGCCATAAGCGCGTCGCGTACCTGCTGTAGCCCGCGCTCATAGCTCTGTAGCTGGTACTGCGCCTGCCAGTTAGGTGGCTCCGCGCCCGCCAGCAATAGCCGGTTAATCTCCCGCTCAACAAACGCCATGTATGTGCGCTGCTGTGACGCACTCATCACAAACGGGTCCGCCTCAGCGTTGACGACCAGCTGCGGTGTCTCCAGGAGGCGCGCTATAACGGTGCGCTCAAACTCACGCCAGCGCCGGGCGATGTCGCGTAACCAGGCGCGCTCAATAGCGCGGGTGCGGGTCGGATCCCGGCTAATTGCCACCGGCCGCTACTCCTCGGGCTCTGGTTCCGGCTCCAGCTCCGGCGGCTCATCGGCGGGCAGCTCCAGGTCGTCCAGCTTAATGCCGGACAGGCCGACAGAGGTAAAGGCGCTGTCCAGGTCGACTCGATCCCCGCCGAGCATCGCTGTAGCAGACATCACCTTGTGCAGCGTATCGGCGCGCTTGTTGCCTACCTCAGCCTCCTGCGCCTCGGTGCTGGCCTGCTGCGGCGGAAATACGACATACCACTCCGGCTTGTACTCCAGCACACCGGCGCCACCCAGCACCTGCAGCACGGCCTGCACCCATGACACACAAATCAGCGTCTGGCGGTCGGCGACCAGGTGGTTGTAGGCCAGTTGGTCCTCGCTGCCCGCCAGCTGCCCGGCGCCCTCCCCGGTCAGCACCCGCAACGGAATGCCGGTGTAGGCTGACACTTCCCACAGCGAGACCTTGACGGTATCGAGCGGCGAGTAGTGTGGCGTAGGCAGAGACTTGACCTTAGCGCCCGCTGCAACAGTGTGGTCTTGCCACTCGTTGGTGAATTTCTCCGCGCCCTCATCGAATTTGGCGCGCAGGGTCGGGTCATTGAGCAGGTCAGCGGCAAAATTGGGGTCGATCTCATAGCCGGTCTTACCGCGGGCATTGCGGAAGTAGGCTTCGCTGGCGCCGCCTGTTGCTTTCTCCAGGTCCAGGATGCGGTTAAACACCGGCTCCAGCGCGCCTAAGCCCTCGATATCGCTGTCCAGTGCGTTTTCCACCAGATGCACAACGCGGGAGTGGTGCACCCGCAGCGATTTGACGCGGCCCATGTCTTTATCGTTACTGTCGCGCAGGGTGCGCTGCAGCTGGTAAAGCAGAGGCAGGCCGTAGCGCGGGCTTCGCGTGTCGTTGTCATACTCCAGTATCTCAACGCCGTCATACGCGTATGGCTGGAAATACACCCGCTTGACGGGGTCGGAGCCCAACGCCTTGCCGGCGGGTTGGTGCAGCTCACGGCCGTCCGGGATCCCGACCAGCAGCACGCTAAACCGACCGATGCGCGCCAGGGTGTCAGCCCGCTCCAGCTTGCGCACCAGCCCGCGGTCAGCCAGGGCGCGCAGCTCATCGGCGGCCTGTATCGTCTTCTCGTCCTCTGGATCCGCGCGCAGCTCAAACCCATCACGCCAGCAGGACTTAGGGACGCCGTGCGTAATGCGGTTGGCGACACCCTGGCGGCCAGAGTACTGCCACATGCGTTGGAAGCCCGCATCGCCACCCAGGTCGGCCGGGTAGCCGTACACGTCGTACACGTCGCGCTTGCCGTCCTGCGACACACCCAGCATGGCGCCGATACGCTGAAACCAACGCGCAGTGCGGGTCATTGACTGGCTGTTGTAGGCCTTGACGGCCTGGCCGATGTCCACCACTTCGCTCATGTCGTCACCATACCATTGCGCCCGATGCCTGTTTGATTAGCGGGGCCAGGGCGTAGCGCACGCCGTCCCACGTGTGGTTGTGCTTATCGATCAGCACCGGCAGCACATCACCGGTCAGCCTGTCGCGCTTGTACTTCCACAGCCTCGCCTCGTCGATAGTATGCGTACATTCGACGTGGATGACAATCTCGCGAAATGACCGCAGTTTGCTGATACCGTCCTCCACGCTGCCTGGCCATTTGTCGACTGCTGTGACGCGCGGGTACAGGTGGCGCTGCAGATAGCTGATGTTCTCCGGCCTGGCGTTATCGGCCCGGACGACGTGCGCCTGCGCCCTCGGGTTACGGTCGTAAAACGCCGGGAGGTGGTCAGTCTCCACGCCGTGGCCGTACACCTCCCGGTAGACGTACAGCACCTCGTCGTGGACGTAGCACTCCATGAGTGTGGTCGGGTCGGTGCTAAACCCCCAGTCACCGCCAAAGTACGGGCCGTCCCAGCGTGGCGACGGCTCGAACTCATCCACGCGCCACTTGCCCGCCAGCACCTGGTCGTCCGATTTGGTGTTATAGCCCCCCTCCCATATGTGCGCATAGCCGTCCGGATCCCGGCGCAGCGCCTCCGCGGCCTCCGCGTCAACCACGGCGTCTCGGAACGGGTTGTCCTGGAAGTTGACATCAACCACGATACTGTCGCGCGGCTTGTTGGCCACCAGCAGGTCCTCGACAGGGTCATCGTCCTGGTCGGGGTTCCAGCTAAACCAGAGCTCCGACCCGGGGCCGCGTATCGTCGGTAGCAGTAGGTCGCGGGAGCGCAGGGACATGCGCTGCGCCTCCTCATACCAGGCTATCCGGAAATCCTCCAGCGACTTGATGCTGTCCGCGGTGTGGTCTTGCATGCCCTGGAATATGATGATGCCGGGCGCGACGCCCTTGCCGCGGCGGCGGATCTCATTGTCCCGAATGTCGAACAGGTGGCTGACACCCAGTGAGCGTATTTTGGCATCGATGAGGCGCTTGGCGCTGTAGCGCAGTGAGCGCTGTACCTCACGCAAGCAGACGCCAGCACAGTACGGATCCGCGACCGCCTCCTCGACCAGGCGCTCGGCAAAGAAGTGCGACTTGCCGCCGGACCGGCCACCCCGCGCCCCCTTGTAGCGGCTGGGCTGCAGTAGCGGCACAGCCCAGCGAGGCGTCTTAATGTGGAGCCGGCCGTCAGCCGTCAGCATCAGGGTCCACCACCTCGCGCGTAATCTGGATAACCGGCGGCGGGGCGTCCTTGCCGTCCTGGCCGACCGGTATTTTGGGCGGGGCGTCCCAGCCCAGCAGTTTAGCCAGCTGCTGGCGGGCCGGCGCTTTGGGCTCCAGCTTGATGATGAACTTGCCGTCCTTGCCCTCGCGTAACTCGACAATAGCCGCCAGGTGGCGCGGATCGATGTCGCCCTGCTCTCTGAATGCCCAGATAGCCTGGCGATGCGTCTTGCCGGTGTCGTCGTCTCTCACGGTGATGGTGCGGAACTCGATAAAGTCGGCCAGGTTGGTGTTGATCACGTTGCACAGATCCGCGACCAAATCCTCACGGGCCATCAGACCCCCCCGTAGCAGCTCCTCGTTGGCCTGCTTAATGGCTTGCGCTATCTCGGGGTGCTTGAGCAGTGTGGCCGCCATGCCGCCAACCGCGCCAGGCGTCATGCCCTCGGTGTCGTACAGCGACGCCCGCAGCGCCTCACTGGGGCCTAAGCCGGCCAGAATTTTAGCGGCAAAGCTGATCATTTTGCGAGTGGGCACAGCCACGGTCTTAACCCTCAATCCGTCAATTTAACGGTCCATTCCGTCATTTTAACGGATTGTACGGCAAAAACACGGATTCCGAGCAATGTTGCGCATCTTTTTAAAATGTTGCGCTTTGTAGCGCTTCTCAAAAAACCGTAAACCCGCGTCGTTACTGAGTTGTAGCGCAATGTTGCGCTGTAGCGCTTCTTTTTAGCTATATAGGCATATATTTTTCATTTGTCCGAATATGATCACCTTTTATCCCTATTTCTTAATATATGCTTAAATTACTAAAAACTGAAAGAAGCGCAACAATGCGCAACATAGCTTGTAAATCAACGACTTACGCCCAAAAAGATGCGCAACAGAAGCGCTACAAAGCGCAACATTTTAAAAAGATGCGCAACATTTCTTTAAAATCAATGACTTAGCTCTCGCGGGTAACTGTTATGCGTGCTTGACAGCCTGCCAGGTAACGGTTACTATGGCTACAGGGTCGCAAAGGGCGGCCCACCGCAGAGACAGGAGCAACATCATGCTCGCCCACCTTTACGCGCTCGGCCTCACGCCGGGCGACGTGTTGCTAATTTGCGCCGGCGCGGTAGTCTGGCTGGCGTGGAACGGAGAGAACTGATATGTCTGATTGGAAGCCCCTCGCTCGCTACCCTCGCCCCGCCCGACGCGAACGCGTCGTGATGTACTGCTATCTGCGCGTCAAGTGGGGCACCGGGCGCCGGTACCATCACGCCGTCGTGTGGGCCGCCAGGACAGCAGCGCGGCTCAAAAGGCGCCGTAACGCTTGACACCGCACCGCCGCCCCCGGTAACCTCGCAGGCACAACAGGCATAACAGTCACTCGGGGGAGAGGTCATGCTACCGGCCACACGCTACGTCACGCCGCAGGAGGTAGCGGACCATTTCAGCGCCTCAGTGCGTACCATATACCGCATGATCGAGGACGGCACGCTACCAGCGGTGCGCCTCCGATCAGGCGACCGCCCCATGTACCGCATTTTGCGGTCCGCTGTCGAGGACCTGGAGTTAGAGGCGAATAGTGCAGCTCGCTGAGCAGCTCCACGCCGCGGGGCTGACGTGCTTCCCCTGCTACGCGGACAAGGGCCCAGCGGTACCGCGCGGCGAGGATTGGCGTGTTGTCGCCCACCAAGCGCCGCGCGCGCTGCGCTGGCCCTCTGGCATTGTCGGCGTCCCGGTGCCCGACGGCATTGTCATTATCGACCTGGACACGTACAAAGGCGTCACGCGCGCCGCTGTCGAGGAGCTGGTCGGCCACTCGATACCGTGGGACGCCGCCCTGCTGCAGCACAGCCTGCAAGGCGGCCAGCACTACGGCTTCCGCGCACCCCTCTGGCCGGTAAGCTTCGGCAGCAGCTTTGCCGAGGATCAGATAGGGCCCGGCCTCGACACCCGCACAGGCGGTAAGAGCTACGTCGCGACCGGTGCCGGCTACACGCCGCACGGCGCCGGGCTGTTCCGCCTCGCCGCCCCGGCCAGCCTGCCCGTGCTGCCCGACGCCTTCCGGGCCATCCTGGAGCACGGCGGCGGTCCGCGCCCTGAGTTACCCCCCTCAACAGCCAGCGCCGCAGTGGATCCCGACACGGTACGCGGTGCGCTGCGCCACCTGGATCCCGGCTGTACGCGTACCGACTGGGTACGCATCGGCTTGGCTATCCGCGCTGGATTTTCGCATGACGAGGCGACCGGGTATCAGCTGTTCGAAGAGTGGAGCGCGGGAGAGTTGTGGCCCGGTGGTTGCCCCGACAACTATCAGCCCGACGGCGGCGGCAGCGCGGCCCACCAATTCAGCACCTTCAAGCCCGAGGGCGACGTGCATATCGGGACGCTGTTTTACGCCGCTATCAATGCCGGATGGTCACCGCCCACCAGCGCGCTGGTCGATACCGCTGCAGCGTTCGGCCCCGGCGCCGCCGACAGCCTGGACTTCGGCGCGCTGCTGGACCGCATACAAGCCGAGGGCGGCAACCCGCGCAACACCAACGACTTGGCAGAGGCCATTCTAGGTCTGCAGTGCAATGCGCTCCAGCGGGCCACACTGACCGCTGTACTGCAACGTGAGCTGCGCGAGGCGGGTCTGCGCAGCACCAAGCTTAACCGCGCTGTAGAGCCCGTCACGGCGCAGATGGGCCCCTACGGCCGCAACCACACCGTCAACGCCAAAACCTTTATCGATGACCGGTACCCCGGCGGGACGCTGATCCGGTCACAGCAGGAGTTTTACGCCTACACCGGCCAGATATGGCGCCCCCTGGCGGACGACAGCATCGCGGCTCAAATAGGCAAGTGCATGCTGATGAGCGCGCCGCAACACAGCACTGTCACTGGCAGCGCGTCCATGGTCGCCAATATCTGCCACAGCGACGAGGATCCGCCGGGGCACCACTCGCCGGGCGTCATCGTGTACCGCAACGGCGCGTTGCGCCTGAGCGACCGGGTGCTGGCGCCGCACAGCATGGAGTACCGCACCACGTGCCTGTTGCCTTACGACTATGCGCCGGCGGCGCAGTGCCCCATGTGGCTACGGTTTCTGCTGGACGCTTTCAGCGGCGACCAGGAGCGCGTCGACCTACTGCAAGAGTGGATGGGGTACATGCTGTCGCCGGGGTATGAGTTTCACAAGGTACTGCTGCTGCTGGGTGCGCCGCGGTCCGGCAAAGGCACCATCGGCCGGATGCTTGAGCAACTGGTCGGGGTGGATAATTTTACCGGCGGCAGCCTGCAGGACTTCGCCAACAGCTCGGTGCTGGCTTTTTGGCGGCACAAAACCGTGCTGTTCGTGGGCGATGCGCAGAGCACCCTGCCGCGCAGTGTGCGGGACACCGTCATAGAGCGGCTAAAACAGGTGACGGGCGGCGACAAGATAGCGTTTGACCGCAAGTTCAAGTCCGCTGTCAGCACATCACTACCGACCCGCATCACCATCGCCGCCAACAGTTTGCCTAAGCTGTTCGACGACAGCGGGGCGCTGGCCGGGCGCTTGATGCCGCTGCCAATCGACGGGAGCCACGCCGGCCGGGAGGATCACGGACTGTTCGACCGCCTGGCCACAGAGATAGAGGGCGTCGCCATGTGGGCGTTGGCGGGCCGCGAACGGCTTATGGCGCAGGGCCGCTTTACGGAGCCCAGCGAGTGCACTAGCGAGGCGCAGTATATCGCGGAGACCTACAGCCCGGTGCAGGCCTTTCTAAGCGACTACGCCGAGTACACGCCCGGCGTAGCGGTATCGAGTACCGAGCTGTACACCGCCTACCTGCAGTGGACCGCGACCGGTGACGGCGACGGCCGCCGCATGACACAGCGTCAGCTCACCGCTGCGGTCAAGGATGCCGGTGCCGCGCACGGCGTCAAGTACCGCAGCGGTATCCGGGACAAGGATGGCGTATTCCGGGGTTTCGTCGGCATGACAGTGACGGCGCCTGTCGCAGCCGCCTTCACCAGCAACGTGACGCCTATTGACCGTCACCGGGGCGCATAGACCTCCGGCACCCCGTGCGGTACGATGGTCGACGGGGGAGGGCTGTATATGACGGCAAGCGGAGTGGTGGGTAAATTTCTGGAGTTGCACCCCAACGTGGTGTTGCTTCTCATTCTTATCACAGGCGGGACCGGGGGCGTGGTGCTCAACCCGTTTGTGCTGTCACAGGAGTACCAGCAAGACCAGACCGACAACGCGCGGCGACTCTCATCTGTAGAGTATGAGCTGTGCCAGTTCCGCAACCAGCAAGCCCGCGCCAACGCTGACGCCACTATCCGACAGCTCAACGCCCTGATATGGGACCTACAGCGCGCGGTCGACACGGAAGGTCTTGCCGCTGAAATGCGCGACATACGGATGCTTAACGACGCCCGATCAGATAAAGAGACCGCCGAGGCGCTACGTGGTCGCCTGCTGCGGGTCACGTGTAAGTACAACAATGAGTAGCCCGCTGGCGTACCCATACTGGCGGCAGCACCACGAAGGGCCGGCCCGCTTTGAGCTGCTGCGGGACTTCACATTTACCGACAGCCTGCGCCGGCACCACATACGACCCTCGCCAGGCGGCGTGGCGTCGCTCACATGCGGGGGCCTGCTGACAATCCGCGCAGGATACCGGTGGGACTTGGGGACACACGCCATTGACGACCCGGCCATGATCGTGGCCAGTCTGGAGCACGACCTGTACTGCGACCTGGTTACACTGGGCGCGCTACCCGCCGCAGTACGACCGTCAGTCGACGCGATATTCCGCCGCCGTCTGCAGCAGTACAGCCGCTCCGGGTGGGGGCGCGCATGGGCCTGGACGCGATGGGCCGGCGTGGTGCTCTACCGCCGCGTGAAGCGCCACACCACGTACACCACCAGCGGCCCGGCGAGCAACTGAGCCGCCAACCACAGCACCGCTATCAGCTCAGGACTCACCGCGGTCACCCAGCGGAGGTATAAGCGGGGACCAGGAGCGCGTGTCGCCAGTGCTGCAAATGTACACTGCCCCGTCGCTGCTCAACCCCAACAAGCTGTGCGTCATGGGTGCTATCGTAATCTGCACTATGGTGGGCTCATCGCCGTACGCCTCCAGCTGGTCCGCCGCGTCTATTAGCTCCCGGGTAAGCCCCGGGTCGCAGCCTATGTGGTCCGCCGCAGCACGCAGTAGGTCTTCAATTTTACGCATTGTCCGCTACCTCCTCAGCCTTGACGCGGAATGCGCCAGGCAACCAATCAATTGAACCGTCGCGCCGCTTGGCGCCGATGCGGGTACCGCGCAAACTATAGCGCCGTCCGAATAGCCGGGCCACTGCCCGCGCTATGGCGACCTCTCGCCGTCGTGTCTGGTGGCGGCTGGTGCGTGTCACAGTGCCCGCTGTAATAGTAACCTCGATCACGGCGCAGGCCGCTGCAGCGTCGCGCGGATCCGCGCCAGCCACTCCAGACCGACCGCCTTGCTGTCGCGGCAACGGGGCGGCGACGGGTCGTTCATGTCCCACGTCAGCCCGCAGCGGCGGCAATGCTTCTGGTCGCTATACTGGCGCGCCTCGCAGCTCACAGCGGCACCCGCCCAACGTCCCGTCCCTTACGGGCGGTAATGTGCCAGTCCTTTGGTGATGGCTGCGCGGGGGTGAATACCGTTGTGGCGCCCGGCCCGGCCGTCAGAAACCCCCAGCCTTTCTCCAGCCCGTCGGGGAGTACCTGGCGCGGCCCGTGCGCAAACAGCGTCCAGGTGCCCGGCTGCGCGGCGCTGATCCGGTGAAACTTTGCGCCCTGTATCGCGTTAAACCAGCGCACTTTGCGCCGCTCCGTCAGTACGCCGCCACTCGACCAGGCGCAGAGATTCGTCACCACGTCCTCGACATAGCCCCCGGCCAGCACCAACGCCAGGCTGTGGCGCCACGGGTGGTTGTGCAGGTGCCTCTCCGGGTCGCTCGACACAAAGCGGTGTAGGTAGACTGTCCAGCCCAGCACCCGGCCCACATAATAGCGCTCCAGGTAGGGCCCGGACCGAAGATAGATCAGCCGGCACGGCAACCCGGCGGTGAGGCGGTACAACAATGCGTTGACCATTACGCAACTCCAACTATTGACGCGACGCGGCTATCAACCAGCGCGGCGTATTCGGGATTCAATTCGCACAATATGGCGGTGCGGCCATGCTTTACGGCCACACCCGCCGTGGTCCCGCAGCACACGGTGCACCTCGCGGAACACGGCAACCAGCGCCGCGACAAACTTGCCCGGTGTTGACTCCAGCCCGATCTGTCTGTCATGGCCGTAATTTCTGAGCCCATAATACGGCGGACTGGTGACGCAGCAGTGTACTGACGCCGCTGGAAGCCCTTTAAGCGACGCGCGGCAATCACCGGTTAGCGTCACTACCGTCACAGCATCACCGCCGTCAGCGCCACACCCAGCGAGCACAGCCACACCACGCGCGTCACCAACCCGTCATGCAGCCGGTGCTGCGCGGCCTGCACGCGGTACGTTGCGACGTAGCCGCCCATCAAAATCAGTGCCATCAAAGTAGCCATAAAACCTCCCGAGGATCAAAGTTGCGCCCGTCGCGCAGTGTCTCGACGTGGACGTGATTGAGCATGTCCTGGTCGGGGTAGCGGGCGGTGATGTCCTGCGCCATCGCTATCGGGTCGCCAGCTGTCACGCGCCCGCTGCTGTGTGTCCCGAGGCGCACCGCGTAAAAGAAGCGGTACAGTACGCCGCTGTCACCGTGTAGGTTGACGATGCGGTAGGAGTGGTCGTCTGGGTCTGGGTAGGCGTAGCCGTACGCGCCCATCTTGCCGCTTTCCGGCGCCAGGATAACCGACCCTTCTGCCATCGCCAGATCAACGCCTTTGTGGGTCCGGTCGCCGCGTCGCGTGCCGTATTCGCCGTCACCTGCAGGGTCTACGCGGATAGGCGGCCGTACTGTCAGTGTGTTGTGGGTCATGTCCGTGTCCTCTTAACGGCGCTTACCGCGGCGCCAAAATTGCGTATTAACTCGGCCGCCAGCTGCGCTTTGGTGCGCGCCGCAGTGGCGGCCGGTGAGTCCGGCGCGTTCTGGCGCTGCACGTTGATGTTGCTGCTAACCAACTCTATTGTGGGGGACAGCTTGCGGTCGTTCATGTCGTACTCCGTTTCTCTTGACTGTGGGGCCATAGTAACAGTTACCGCCGTGGCCGTCAAGTACCTATTTGCCGCGTCCTCCCGGACACTCCCCGCCGCGCTTCTCCACAGCCGTGCGCAGCCATTCGCGATCAGCCGGCTTAACGTAGACCGTAACGGCCACCAGGCCGCGCTCCCGCCGCCGTGCGCGTAGCCGGGCCATGAGCAGTGCCTTGCTGCTGCCGCTCATGCGAATGACTCCAGGGCGACGCGCTGCAGGTCGGCCGGTGCCCGCTTGGCCTGCCGGTCACCTGCGACCAGACCTTGTGCGATAACCGGCAGCAGCTCGGAGCGCACCGCGTGGCGCATCACGGCGCGGCGCAGGGCCTCCATGGTTGTAAAGTAGTACTGCACGGTAGGCGCGCTGCACCCAGCCGCCGCGGCGATCTGTTGGCGCGTCATGCGATTGTACCCGACGTGTGCCGCGACGCGCACCGCCGCCCCCAGTATTTCCGCCCGCCGAACGTCTGGCGCTTTGCGCGAGTATTTTGTCATAAGTCTACTTCTCCGGTGCTAAAGGTCGCAAAGCCGCCGAGGCGGCGTATCAGTGTAAGCCATGCGAGCTGCGCCCGCTCGCGTGGCGTGCCGGTGTAGCGCCAGCCGGGCGGCTTACACTCCACGCTGCCAAACTGCGCCAGTGTGGTGCCTACGTCCTGCCGGGTGATGCGCCGCGGTATCGCCAATATCAGGTCGCTACTCTTGAGTTTATCGTTAACCGCTTTACTCTCGTTAGCAAGCCCGTAACGTACCGGCACACCGCGTTCATCCTTGAGCGCGCCAACATTATTGCGCCACGCCATGGCGCCGCCCTGCGCGATGCGAAAGCGCGCCCGCTGCTGCGCCCACGCCTCCGACTTGTCTTGAGCGCCGGGCGGATCCACCACATCGGTAAAGCACTCGACCAGCTCCGCAGCGGCTACCGGGTGCTTGGCGCGCCACTCGTCATAGGTCACAACACCACCCCCGCCAGCAGTACCGCCAGGACACACAATGCGGTGCCGGTCTTGCGCCATTTCGCGATGATCAGCACAACGCCTGTAGCGAGACCGAGTGCCGCGAGCGCCATGGCCAGGGCGGGGCCGTACAGTAAAATCAGGAGTGCCATTTCAGTCATTGGGGATCTCCATCGTACATTTCCCAAGCCCGACACACTGCAATGAACTGATCAGGGTCGCCGCCATGGTCTGGGTGCGTTTGCTTGCGCAGTGCCCGGTACGCGGCGCGCACATCATCGGGCCTAGCGGTCGGGGAGACCTGCAGCACCTCATACCAGGGTCGCTCCGCGGCAATTGGTGGGGACAGATCATGGTGTCGCACTCCAGAGCAGCTTCTGACCATGCAATGCGGCTGCGGTGTCTACGCGCGGTCGCGACGGAGTATTCCAGTTGCCGCCGCCACGCTTTCCGACTAATACCCACCCTGCCCCTCTCAAGCTGGCGCCCCCCTCATCCGGCATTGTGTATGTAATGAGCCGACGATACCCCAGCGCCTTAGCTGCGCGCCAAGAGGCGCTGTAAAGCATGGAGCAGGCGTTACGAGCGCCGTCCGTACAGCATCGGCTAACTTCCAGCGTCCACCCGTTGTCATTGCCTCGGGCGACTGGGCGCCCGACGATTGCCACGCCGCGCACACCATCCTCGTCGGCCACGGCCACGCAAAATTTCGAGCCTTGGACAGGCTTGTGGTGACGATGATGCATCCCTACGAAAGCATTCGCCTCCGCAAACGACACAGGAACAATGCAAAGCAAAGATTCATTTCCCATCACACCACCACCCCCGCCAGCATCAAGGCCAGCACGCACAGGGCCGCGCCGGTTTTACGCCATCGGGCGATGATCAAAATAATGCCCGTAGCGAGACCGAGTGCCGCCAACAGCATTGCGAGGGCGGGTCCGTAGATCATTAACAGGATCGCCATTTCAGTCATTGGGGGTCTCCTGGTGGGCGGCGAGTAGTTCGCTACGAACCTCCATCCATAGTTTGCCGAGCAGGTTTTGCCCATCCCGGTTTGGACCCCAGCCCCACACATCATCGCGCCACGAATCCTCGATAAGAACTCGATCACCGGTTTCCAGGAGCTTGCGGCGGACGTATTCATGCTGTGATGCTTTTGCCCGGAGAATGTTTTTCATGATCTCGGCCTTAACTTCGTCCCAGTCCGGGCGCCGATGGGCCTTGTTTTGTGCGGCAATTTTGTATGCCTCATGGGCAGAGGGGGCGTTTGCGATACTGTGGCGGATATCAGGCCGGTCTGGAAATTTCTCCCAATGGTACGCAGCCTCCGATGTATCAAATCGCAGGCCGCCCCAGTAAAGACAAAAGGCGGAGAAATTCGAGAGCACGTAAAACTCTTGCTCGTAGCAAAATACCTGCTTGTCGGTGTCAAGTTTATGATTCATGGCGCTTCTCCTGGTTGCTGGGCTGGCCTCTATGTCAACGCCCTTGTCGTGTTTCATATCGTTCCCGTCCCTACTGGTCTAGTGTTGAGGCCCAAAGAGCGTAAAGAATTCCGCCGCATCGAGGCACCGCTTACAGACTTTCCGGTCAGGCGCTCCAGTGAGAAAGTCGACCAGACTCTGCGGCTTGCGTCCGCACAGCATGCCCACTACGTCGCCCGCCTCGTTGCGCTTGGCAATGTGCGCCAGGGCGCGCGAGCTGGAGAACGACGGCACTAAGTAGATCATGCCGACGCGGTGTTGATGTCGCATATAAAACGCTCCCGTATCCGGTTAATGAGTTGATCCGTGTCGCCCTCGTTGAGCGTTAGCGCGGTGGCCATGTCGACGCCAAAGCGATGGTAAAAGCGGCGGTAAATCTCTGCCTGCGTCCGGTCCGTCTGGAAGCCGCACCACCAGGCTATCAGTTCCCGCAACACACGGCGGCGGTACTTGGCAGCGCGGTGTCGCCTCAAGTCCGGGCCACGGCCAATAGTCGGGATATTGCGCGCTATCTGTGTGGCAGTGTAGTCGTCATCCGGCAAGTCCGCCCTCCGGATCTGCTCCAGTAGCGCCGCCATGCCGTCAACGTCCAGCTCGGTTAGGTCTCCGTCAACCTGGCGCGGCGTGCTACGCCCGACCGGCTGCGGCACCTCCCCGCAGTAAGGGCATTGCGGGTAAAACGCTTCGTACGGTTGCGTACAGCCGGTACACACGCGCTGCGGCACGGTGTCGGCGGCGCTGCTGCGGCCGGTGCGCTCCCGCCGGTCCAGCGTCCAGTTACGCGGCCAATTCGGCATGCCGTGCCGCTCCCAGTTGCGCACCGGATCGATAATCAGCGCCTCTAACTTGCCCTCCAGGATGCGCAGCGCCCGGCCCACCATCTGCAGGAATTTGGCCAACGACTCTGTCACGCGGGCCAGTATCGCAACCTCTACCGCCGGCACGTCAAATCCCTCGTCGAACAGATCCACGTTGATCAGCGCCAGCAGTTTGCCTTGCTCAAAGTCTCGCAGCACGCGGGCCCGCTCCGCCAGTGGGGTTTTTCCCGACAGCGCGGCGCTCGGTACGCTTGCCGCCCGGAACGCCACCGCCGTGTCCTCGGCCGTCTCCACGTCGTTAGCGAACACGATGGCACGCTTGCCGGCCGCGTGCTGCAGGTAGTGTGCCACCACGTTGCCGACGAAGTGCGATTGCGTGATGCGCTTACGCATTTCACGGGTATTGATGTCGCCCGATGCTGTCAGCGGAATGTTGGACACGTCTAGGTCAGAGGCGGGGGCGATGTAACGGAATTTGGACAGATAGCCCCGGTCGATCAGCTCTTTGGTCGTCGGCCCCAGCACCATAGCGTCTATAAAGCCGTCCGCGTGCCGCCCCAAACCCTTGCCGTCAGCCCGCTCAGGCGTCGCCGTGACGTGTAGTTGTTTGGCGTGATCGAACAGGTGGCACGCGCGGCCCCACTGGCCGCCGTCAACATAATGATGACCCTCGTCGAATATCGCCAGCGTGGTCTGCTTTATGCACCGCTGCAGCGCCGCGTCACGCTCCGCGCTGCGGCTGGTCAACGTTTGCACCGACACCACGCTGTTGGCGGCGTTGGGGTCAATGTAGGAGCGCCCCAGCACGTCCAAGTGCTCCCGCCGGATCAGTCGTACCGTCTCCACCGGCCCGACGATACGATGCACTACCTCCAGCCGCGCCATCGCCAGGCTGATCTGCGCGACAATTTCCCGGCGGTGTACGATAGCCGACACCGCTCCGACGTGGTCGTGTGCTACTTTGCTAAACACGACTGTCTTGCCGCCGCCAGTAGGCAACACCCCCAGCACGGCCTGCGCACCAGCGTCCCAAGCGGCGTAAATGTCGCTGGCGAACTGCTGCTGGTAGTCGCGGAGTTGGATCATAATTGCTGTTGTCCCTGTTGACAGCAAACAATTTAGCGGCTATTGTCCTTCATGTCAACAAACAGGAGCAGAGAATTATGTCGACAATCACAGTATCCTTCCCCGCCGGGGACCAGCGCGCCGCTGCGTGTTTTGCGCAAGCACTTTGGGACTACAGTGGCGAGAACACCGGCCAACAGCCGGACACGCCGGTTGATAACGACACGGACGAGCGGGATCTCTCGTCCCCGGCCCCCGGCACACCACCGCAGACCGACGCCAGCATGTATAGCGACATCGCGTCGGAAGTGAGCCGGGAGACCGCAGGCGGCAAAGTGGACACCAAAGGCGTGCCGTTTAACGAGGAATACTGCAGCACCGCGACGGAGCCGTTCCAAAAGACCGGCGCGCAGGCAGGGCAGTGGAAAAAACGGCGCGGTGTCGACCAAGCCGCCTACGACAGCTGGTACGCCAAAGCGCTGTTGGCGGTGTCCGACGGCATGCCGACCATTGAGCCCGCCACCCCCAACACCGCGGCGGCATTCGGTGGCGCACCGCCCCCGCCCGACATGGCTGACGCGCCCCGCTTTAGCGAGTTTGGCCCGTTCATCGCATGGGTGGCTGAACAGCAGGGCGCCGACCGCTTGACGCAGGCTGACGTTGACGAGGCATACAAGGTGGTGGGCGTCACCATGGCGGATCTATTTCCGCCCAACACTCCCGAGCAAATTGCCGACCGCTTCGACAAGCTGGCGGTTTTCCTCGAAGCCAAAGCGAGCAAGTAGCGGTGGCTGCTCACTCAACACTGGCCCCCAGCTTCGCCCCAGTGTGGGGGCACTGCTCTGGCGCGGTAGCAGTCAACGCCGCCGCCCCGGAACAGTACAGCCCGGAGACTGCCGAGGGCACGGCGGCGCACTGGGTCGCGTCAGAATGCCTCAAACTCTGGCAGGAGCCTGGCGCAGGCGCCCCGCCCGCGTCGTACTGGATCGGTGAGGCCGGGGCGCCCGGCGGCATCGTCATCGACGAGGAAATTACCGAGGCGGTGCAGGTCTACGTGTCCGACGTGCTCAAAGTGGCGCAGGAGCACGGCGCGTTACGCCAGTTGCTCATCGAACACAAAGTCCACGCGCCGCAGATCCACGCCGACAACTGGGGCACGCTCGACTGCGCGCTGTGGCTACCGGACAAAGGTCTGCTATACCTGTGGGACTATAAGCACGGGCACCGCCTCAACAGCGCCGTCGGTAATCTACAGCTGGTCGACTACATCGCCGGACTTATCGCGGAGCTGAACATTAACGGCCACGACGATCAGCACATTACCGCCGTGCTGCGCATCGTACAGCCCCGGTGCTACCACAGCCCGACGGGGCCGGTCAGTGAGTGGCGCGTCACGCTGTCCGACTTGCGCGGGTATTTTAATACCTTGCACAACCAGGCTGCCGAGGCCTACAGCAAGCCGACGCTAACCACCGGGCTGCACTGCCGCGACTGTCCCGGCGTGGGGCGCTGCAGCGCGGCGCGCATGGCCGGGTACAGCCTGGTCGACTACGTGCGACAACCGTTCGCGATTGACACCATGACGGCCGCTGACTTGGCCACTGAGCGCGCTATACTGTCGCGCGGACTCAAAGCCGCGCAAGCCCGGCTGGAGGCTATCGAGGACGATCTAACGCACCGCCTCAAAGCGGGCGACAGCGCAGGCACGGGGTTGTCGCTGCAATCGTCGCAGGGTCGGCGGGCGTGGTCAGTGCCACCGCCCGTGGTGCTGACGATGGCGAGACAGTTTGGCTTTGACGCCAGCAAGCCCGACGTGATCACCCCGACGCAATTTGTAAAGGCCGCCCCGGCGGCGATGCAAACAGCGGTGCAACAGGCGGTCAACGCAATATCGCACCGACCGCCCGGCGCGCTGAAATTGGTAGACGCCGCCGACTGTCGGACGGCACTCGCTTTCAAACCCCAGGAGTAACAACAATGCCGCAATTTGACGCAACACATGTAAAAGTAGTTGGCTGCACGGTGGTATGGGACGCTATTACGCGCCCCGGTCAAGCGCCGGACGGGAGCCCGAAATACTCGCTCAAGGTGGTGGTGCCGCCGCACAGCCAGGACATTCCGCTGTTTTCCGCACTGGCCAACAAAACGCTGTTGGAGTCGGAGTTCAAAGGTACTCTGCCCGCCGGCGGCCGCATGCCGATCGGCACCGCCCTGCAGAGTGAGTTTAACGGACTGTTTACCGGCTGGCACGTGCTGAACTGCAACAGTCGCCGGGTGCCGGACGTGTACGACGAGAACGGCCAGCGCCTCGACCCGATGCAGTACGGGCCGCTGTTGTACTCCGGGCAAAAAGTTGACGTGCTGGTGCACTGCTACGACTACAACAACACCGGTAACCGCGGCATCGCGTGCGGCCTTGACGCCTTTGGTATCATAGCCAGCGCCAACGCACCCCGCCAAGAGTTCGGCGGCCCCAGCGTCGACACCGCCTCGGCATTTGGCGCTGGCAGTGCCGCACCACAGCCTGGCGTGACGCCGCAGCAGAACCACGGCATGCTGCCTGGCGCAACACCGCCACCCCCCGGCGCCGCAGCTGCCCCGCCCCCCGCCGAGGCGCGCTACAGCTACAACGGCGCTATCTACACCGAGGCGCAGCTCAAGGCGGGCGGCTGGACCGACGCGCAAATCGCCACGCTGCCCGCCGCGTAGCGTGGCGCACAGCCCCATCATACTCCCCGCCGGGGTCTCCACGCCCCGGCCCTCTATCGACTTTGAGACCTACAGCGAGGCCGGCTTCACGCTGGGCTTTGACGGCAAGGTGCGCGGCGTCGGGCCGCAGGGTAAAGGCGGCCTGCCTGTTGTTGGCGCCCCGGCCTACGCGGAGCACCACAGCACCGAGGTACTGGTCGCGCGCTACGACCTCAAAGCGGGCGCGGGGCTGCGTCAGTGGCTCCCGACGGATCCGCCGCCGCAAGACTTGCTAGACCACGTTAAGGCGGGCGGCATGCTCGCCGCGTGGAACGCCGCCTTTGAGTGGTACATCTGGAATTTTGTGTGCACCCGCCGTTACGGCTGGCCGCCGTTGCCGCTGGAGCAGTGCCTGTGCGACATGGCCAAGTCGAGGCGGTACAGCCTGCCTGGCTCGCTCGACAACGCCGCTAAGGTCATCGGCGGCCAGCTCAAAGACAGCCGGGGCAAGGCGTTGATACAAAAGCTGACGCGCCCACACACGCCCACCAAAAACCGCCCCGCCCCGCGCTGGACAGCCTCCACCGCACCGGAAGACTACTCCGCACTGTACGACTACTGCGGGCAGGACGTGATATCCGAGGACAACGCCGCGGCGCACACCCCAGACCTCAGCCCCGCAGAACTGGAAGTATGGCGCGCCGACCAGCGCGTTAACGCCCGCGGCGTGCAGGTCGATACCGTGGCGCTGGGCAATTGCCTGGCGGTGCTGGGACAAGCGGAGCGGCGCTTTACTCAGGAGCTGGCCGCGCTGACCGGGGGCGCGGTTGGCAGCGTATCGGAAACCGCCAAAATGGGCGACTGGTTGGCGTCGCGGGGGTGCGGGCTGCCCAACCTGCAGGCAGAAACCGTGCAGGACGCGCTTGACGGCAAGCTGTTTCCGCTCACAGAGGAGTGCCGCCGGGCGCTGGAGATACGCGCGTTGCTGGGGAGCTCCAACGTCAAAAAGCTGCGCACCTTAGCGTTGCAGGTCAACAGCGACGGGCGCCTGCGCGACCAGTATACCTACTGCGGCGCCGACCGCACGGGGCGCTGGTCGGCAGGTGGCGTGCAGCTGCAGAATATCACCGCCAAAGGCCCCAAAACAGCCGAGTGCGAAGGGTGCGGCAAAGTGTTCGGTCGTGACGGCGAGGGCGTCGGGTGCCCCCGCTGCGGCGCGTGGATGGTTCGCGAGCTGCCGGAGTGGGACGTGCAGGCCGCACAGCAAGCGATAGACGACATGGCGCACCGCGACCTCGACATGATACTCCGCGTATGGGGTGACGCCGTGGCGGTGCTGTGCGGCTGCCTGCGGGCGCTGTTTGTCGCCAAGCCGGGCCACGACTTAGTGTGTGTCGATTACTCCGCGATCGAGGCGGTGGTGGCGGCGTGCATATCACGCTGTCAGTGGCGCATCGATGCGTTCGCAGCCGGCAAAGATATATACCTTGAATCGATATCGCGCATCACCCGCACACCGTACGCCGTTTATGAGCAGCACCGTCAAGCGACTGGCTCCCACCACCCCGACCGCAAGCGCGGCAAAGTCGCGGAGCTGGCCAGCGGGTTCGGCGGCTGGGTCGGCGCATGGCTCGCCTTCGGGGCCGGCGACTTGATGAACGAGGACGAAATCAAGGACGCCATTCTCGCCTGGCGCGACGCGTCACCCGAGATTGTCGACATGTGGGGAGGCCAGTTTCGTTGGTGCGGCCCCGGCAAGTGGGATTACCGCGCGGAGCTGCACGGGCTGGAAGGCGCCGCTATTCAGGCGGTCATGTTCCCAGGCTCACCGTTTGAGTGTAACGACATCACGTATGTCGTCCACGATGAGGTGCTTTGGTGCGTGCTGCCGTCCGGACGGCGGCTGTACTACCACCGCCCGCGCCTGGTGCCTGCAGAGGACAAGCTGCGCCGCGGCCCGGCCTGGTCGCTCACGTTTGAAGGGTACAACAGCAACGCCACAAAGGGCCCTGTCGGCTGGCACCGCATGGAGACCTACGGCGGCCGCCTGTTCGAGAATGTGGTCCAGGCTATCGCCCGCGACATACTGGCCGCCGGCCTGGTGCGCTGCGAGGCAAACGGCTACCCGGTAGTGATGCACACCCATGACGAGCTGGTGGCGGAAGTGCCGGAGAGTACCGGCAGCGTCGGACACATGACGGCGTTACTCATTGAGCGCTTGCCGTGGTGCAGCTGGTGGCCGATACGTGCCGCCGGGTGGCGGCACAAGCGGTACCAGAAGGACTAACGCTATGTGGCCGATGAGCGGGATATCTCGACCCAGCCCGCCAGGTCATCGTCCCACGTTAAGCGGATCCGGTCGGCCAGCTCGTCAAGCGTAAAGTCGGCGCCTCCGGTCAGGTATAGATTACCGGTGCCGTGCTCCAGCGTGACGGTCCTCGCCACGTCCTTAATGTTGAGCGTCACGGTGTCGCCCGACACAAGCTGTTCGGTACCGCCCTTGAAGTCGTTGAGCGTGTCTATCACGACGTTGCCGTCTGACGCCAGATTGAGCGGCATCGGGCCGGCGTTATTGGGCAGGTCCACCGACGGGCCAGTGGTGATGAATTTCTGCGGCAGTCCGTTGGTGGACAGACTTAGACCTCCCCAGCTGTTGGTGCTGCCTATCTCTATGCGCTTGCCGTCCGCCGCCGTGTTGGGCAGTATGAGCCCGACCGGGCCGGTCATGTTGGCGTCAGCGTTGTTGCCGCGGTAGATAAAGCCGTTGACGTCGACTACCTCCGCGATGGCGTCAATGTCGCCGCTCGCCCGGGCAAAGCCGCAACCGTCAATCGTTATGACGCCGTTGGGGCTGCTGCCGACCAGAATAGCGGTATGGAACTCCTGGAACTGGCACTGCAACAGGTTGGTGTCCAGGACACCCAACAGCGCCATGGCGTAGCCGCCACCGACGTAGTTCTCGGTCTCTATCAGGCAGGACGTGAATTTTGTCTGGCGCGGCAACACGGTAGCGGAGCGCTCAACTACAATGTTGGACAGGTCGTCTGTGCTCTCGTCGCCGTTGTCGAGAATGTCGCAGGCGTCGAAGCCCGTTAGCGCCACGTTACCGAAAATAGACACGCCCGGTCCGGTGCAATCAGTGATTACCGCGCGCAGGGCCCGCACCAGGTTAACGTGCGCGGTGGCGTCGTCCACTTCGCTGCCTGATATCGCTAAGCCCGCAGACCCGCAATTTTTGATCAGGCAATCCACAATCGTTATGCTGCGGTGCGAAAAGCCATCGTCCGGCGCTATCCTTATCCCGTCCTGCGCGGTAAAGCTGCCCTGCGTCGCGGTACCGTCGATAGTCAGCTCGCTAATTGATACCCGCTGCACGTCAGCGTCAGCCTGCAACGTAATAACCGGGGAGTTTGTCGCGGGCAGCAGCGTCACGTCGCGATTGATCCCCCGCAAGCTGACGCCGGGGCGCAGGATGATGTTGCACTTATACGTCCCCCCGCCCGTCGTCGGGAATATGAGCTCGCCGCCGCCGTCCGCCGACATCGTATCGACAGCGGCCTGTATGGCGGCGGTATCGTCTATTGATCCGTTACCGACGGCGCCGTACTGCGCCACGTTGATGCGGTCGGAGTCCAGAATGACGATTGCCTGGTGGCCAGACCCGGCCAGGTCGATAACGCTGCCGCCGTCCGCCGTTCCGGTGCCCGCCGGGTAGATGCGGTACCGCGCGCCGCCTTGGTCGCTGGTCGCCAGGTAGCCTTGCGTTTCCACGACATTACCGATCTGCAACGAGGCGTCCGCCGCCATGTTGGCCACAGTGGCTTTGTTGAGTATGATCTCACCGCCGTACAGGTCGACCGACTGGACGACAAAAAACTTGTCCTCATCATCAGCGGTCCACGTGCCCGACGTGGTGAACGGCAGCGCCGACGGTAACGGCGCGTAAATGATGCCGTCGCGGTCGATAGTTTTAGTACCGTCCGTTACCTCAAAGACAATGCCTGAGTCATAGTCGACAGGCGGCTGAAACCCCAGCTTGACGAGGGCGCCGGACAGTGTGTCCAACTCCCGGCCGCTTTTGGTCGTGGTCGTCAGCGCGGGCGACTCCACCACGTCACTGATAGTCTGCAAGTCGGCTTTGAGCCCGACCAGATCCCCGGCGGTGACAATCTGGCTGCTGTCGCAGTCACACGGTACCGTACAATTACAGCTCATATGTCCACCTTCGCCGGGGGTTCCCGGTCATCCGCCGCGTAATACTCTGGGGCGTAGTTTATCAGTTCCAGCCGGACATTACCGTCCGCGTCCGGTGTTTTGCGTTGCAGCAGATAGGCCTGCGCTAGCTCGTTGCCGTCAGGGCCGAAGCTATACAGCGTCCCGCGCTGCACCCCCAGCATGCCGCGCGTCAGTATATCAAACCCGGCGTCCCGGCTCAGCCGGAAGCCGCACTTTGTACCGGGCAACTCAGTCACGGTGATGGGGGCGACGGGACGCCCCTCCTGGTCGCGCAGCGTGACGCTGTACACGGTATCGGGCCGGAAGTGGCATTCCTGAGACGTGTAGACGTTGCGCCCGTCCACGCGCGCCACCTCGCCGTCAGACTCCAGTCGAGATAGGCGGGTACCGTCCACGTGCTGAATACGGGCGTTAAGCGGGTACAACATGCCGTCCAGGCTCACCGTGGACTCGACCGACACGCGCTGATAGATCAAACGGCGGTACTCAAACTGCGCCCGGTCCCACGCCTGCACGTACTGGCGTATCCCAGTGGCCTCGACCTTTATCGGGTTGACCGCTGCCGGCTGTCCGTAGTGCTCGTCATCCTCCGGCAGGTCGTCCGGCAGCGTGATGAGCCGCGTCACGTTGTCGTCAATGTCGTTGTACTCCAGCTGCACCCCGTCGTTGTCTAGCGGACGGTTGAAGCTGACCGTACGGTTCTCCGCGTCGGGCAGCTTGTTGCGCCGGTTAATCAGCCCTCGCGCAATGGGCTGCGCCTCGTCTCGGGTGGCGCTAAAGCGGGATCCTTCGCGGTACATAAAGGCGCGGGCGGCCTGAGTGATCAACCGCAGCTCCTCCAGGGCGGGAGTGTCGCGGTTGTCGAACGTATACGAAAACTCCCCTTTCTTGCCGTCAAATACGCCGTCTAGCGCATCCTGCAGCAGGTAGATCGACTCAACATCAACGTTTGCCAGCGAGCGCGCCGCCAGTGCCGGGTCAAGCATATAGTGCAGAAAGCAGTCCGCCATGCGCCGGGAGGCGGTCAGCCCCGCGCCGGTTGCGATATCGCCCACCACTTGCTCGCCGTCCCATGTGACGACCTTGCGGGTTGCCCGCATGTTAAACTGACGCTCCTGCAACGCGGCAACCTGCTGCGTCGCCCGGGTCTCGATCATCACGCGCGTGGTGCCGGTGACGTCCGGGGCGGTAATATCCTCGATGCCGGCCAGGCGTGCCCACTTGATATCCTCCAGCAGCGTGACCTCTGTCGGGTCGGTATCGGTCGTGCGCTGACCCTTGACGCGGTACCGCGTATCGAGCACCAAGCCGTCAGCCTCGACCACTTTAAACGTCCAGAACAGCTCGTCGCGGCTGTTATCCGACACCGTAATCGGGTAGACGAACGACGGGCCGACCGGGGTGCCCGCTGCGTCGATCTCCTCGAAGGTAAACTGCAGCGATACCGACTTAACTTTGTCCAGCTTATCGCCCTGCGCCAGGCCCCGGGGCGCCGTCAGGTCAAGCCACACCGCGGCGTTGCGCGTGGTGCCCGGTACCACGAATGGGCCGATTACCGGGTTTTTGCCGGGTATCTCAATTATAGGGTCGAGCGGGTCGCCGCCCGTGCTCAACAAAATGTCCTCGGTGACCCCGTCGAAGTTGGCCCAGTTGGCGTTTTCCGCCGCGGCTGACAGCAGCGTGATGCTGGTCGCGCCCGCCGTGTCGACCGTGTACGTGCCGATCAGACTCAAGTCGTCTACGCCGTCATTTGACCACACGTCGACCAGTGTCACTGTGTCGCCGCTCTCGAAGGCGGTAAAGTCCGCGCCGCTGATCGTCGCCTTGTCGGTACCGGAGACATACGTCACTGTGTCGCCTGCACCCAGGGAGACCGTCGCCTCCTCGTTAGGCCCTATCATCAGCTGCCCGCTGACCTCGTTGGACTGGCGCGTTTTGAGCACCTCGGGCGGCGTCTCTCCGGGCTCGTACACGTCGACCGTGGACCCCGCTATGTCACTGATCAGCGTATTGCCGCTGCTAAAATCCTCCAGCAGGTAGTGCCCGCGCCCGACGCACAGATACTCACGCTGGTACTTTATGTTGTCGATAAACTCGGAGACCGTCGGCGCTATCAAGTCGGGGTAGCTCAGCACCTCGCCGAACGGATCCGGTACGCGGTCCAGTAGCCGGGCAATGTTGGTTTGTCCCGACAGCGCGTTGTTGGGGCTGCGACGTTGTTGGCGTCCGTCGCCGCCTAAGTCAGGCACAGGCATGAGCAGCGCCACGGCCACGGATACAACGATAGCAACGATGATGGCGGCGGTAATCGGGTCGAGGCCCTGCGGCCGGTGCAGGATATACACAGGCGCGTCAGGCACAACGTCCAGCTGGCTAAAATCCTCCAGGTCGAGGCGGCGCAGTCCGTTCGGTGGCCCGATAAATACCGCAGTCGGCACGGAAAATCCGTCCGGCCCGTACTGTTGAAGGATCCAGTCGGCCAGCGTCTGCCCGTCCTCCGGGTGGTGTATGTCCCGGTCGGCGACGTTGCCGGGGTCGTTAATGACGACTATCGGGTACATATCGATAGAACTCTACTCGTTTAAAGAGGCGGCGCAACATGCGTAGGTTATCGTACGCTGTTCGCCCCGGGCGGTCAGGGTGGCCCATGCAATGCAGCACGTTGCCCTCCTCCACGTACAGGCCTATGTGCATCGCGTTGCCTTTGGCGTTGCGAAACAGCACCGCACAGCCCGGCTCCGGTCCGGTGACGCGGCACCACTGCGGTTGGCCGGCGTGCTGGTCGAACAGCAGCGCGTTAAGTGCTTGGTCGGATTGTTCGGGTATCTCGACCCCCGGCACGTCCACGCCAAACACGTCGCGCGACGCTTTGCGGAATACCGCCCAACAGTCGTTGACGCCGTACACCCAATCAGTGCCGACCATTGCGTTGATGGCGTCGATGTTCATTCACGCAACCCCGCGAACAGCTCTCCCGTGTATAGCTTGCCGGCCCGCTTCTGGCTCAAGTCTACGTCCTCCGCGGTGAACGACACCGACGTGGGGCCGCTAAACGCCAGCGCCGCAGCGTACAAGTACAACGGCGGGACGGCGGGCTGCGACAGGTCGCCGCTGTAGTACTTGCGGTACACCACTTCGACGCCGGTAAAGTAGCCGAGACCGCTGATCTGGTCGGTAATTTCGTGTATGGTGCCGTCCACGTTGCCGAACTCGACCTGCAGCGTCTGCTCCACGTCCTGGCGCTCGGCGGGCTCAACAATGCGTAGCGTGGAGCCCGTAAACACCACATCATCGCCCGGGTCGCGCGGCGCGTCACCCTCAAGCGTGGCGATGAGTACGAAGTAGTTGGTCACAAACCGGTAGACGCGCTCCAGCTGCGGGTGCCATATCTCCAGCGTGCGGTACTCGCGCTGCGCTTCAGGCACGTTGGCGACAAAGCGTTGCCACTGCTCCAGCGTCGCCATTACTCGCTGACCACGCAGTAGGCGGGCGGCGTGTAGTCGGTAAAGTTGCGCTGGTACGCGTTGTACATCGCGGCGCGTGCGCCGCCCTCACCAGTGCCCCAGGAAAAGCCGAGCCACGCCATTGTGTGCGCGCGCTCCATGAACCGCATGCCGAGAGAATCATCCTCCAACAACCAGACTATGTCGCTGTACCCTGTCCCCGGGGAGCTATCCCGCACGTTGGTGGTGACGGTGCCGGAAAACTCCATGTCGTCAACCTGAACCTCGTAGTCAACCACAAAGTCTATTTTTTCATTGCCGCTACCCGCCTCCGTGTACACAATGTAACTGGCAGACGCGAACGTCGCTACGAAGTGCGCTTTACCGTCGTCAAACAGGTTATCCGGCAGTGATATCTCCTCGAAGGGCGGGAAAGGCCCTCTGCCCAAGCTAAGCAACAACGTGTACCCCCAGTCCGGGCCGTCCGCTACGCGGGAGACATTCATCTGCATGCGGCACTCGATTGGGTTTATCAAGATGCCGTCCTCCCGAAACTGTAGCTCTGCCCCGCCTGATGAGTAGTAAAAATTTCCGTTTTGCGGGCCGATAGTGACACAGGAAAAGTTGACGAGGGGGTGGCCCGCGGTGATGAACGGGTTAGGACTGATGTAGAACCCGAACGGGGCTGGCTCCGACCCGGAAGCGTTGTCCCTCTGAACTATTTTAAAGTCCGCCCCCGGGACGCTGCAAACATCTATCTCTCCAGCGAGGGTCCGAGAGTCGACCGACGCAGCCCAGTTGCCCCCCGCCAGGCTGCCCGGGTCGAAGCGCAACGTGTACCCCAGATCACCAGCCGTATCTATCTTACGATAGAACTCCGGTCGCGTGTTGGAGTATGTCGGATCGTCTAACGGCCAGTACGCGTCACCCAACTCCAGCGCCGACGTCTGGAACGCGCTGCAACTGTACGGTTGGCACTCCGGCGGCACGTAGGGCGGTATCTCGGGGGGCGTCGGCGGGAATATGTCGTTCAGCGCATCGATGGCCGCAGACAAACCGCCACAGAACCCGTTAAACAGCTCAGTCAGGTTGGCGCACTTGTCCAGTATCTTTTCCTCTATCGCAACGAGCTGCGCCGTGACGCGCCACCGCAGCCCCACCTGCGTGTAGTTCGGCACCCCATCGAAATTGCACTCATGCGGGCGGGTGCGCTTTACGCCGTCGAAGCCCTCGACCATGAGGTTGATGTTAAACAGCCGCGACCCGCTGGCCAGGTCGTGGCGGAACCAGTTGCGGAACGCCTGCACTTGCGCGGCGTTGAACGACCAGGCGACGTCAAACATTTCATACCCCCCGTCGTCCTCCAGGATGAACAGCGGCGGCCCGCTGGCCAGGTCGTTGCGGCGGGTGCGTTGCTTTGACCGGTAGTTGTTGTGCGCCACCAGCACGCCAGGCAGCGCGCACGGGTAATCCACGTCCGCGCTGCCCGCCTCGACTGGGACCGGCGTCACAGTCAGCAGTGCGGCGTAGGAGGTTGTGACCAGTCCAGTAACGTCGGTAACTATAACCTCATACCGCGCGCCGCTGTTTTGCAGGTAGGCGACAAACGTCAACACGCGGCTTGTAGCGCCCGGCACAAAAGCGCCGTTAAGCACGCGCCATTGATACGTAAACGGGCCCACCCCGAACGCACTGACGCGAAACGTAACGGCTCGGCCCTCTGCGACTGTGGCGTCCTCCGGGCCCTGCAGCACTGGTACTAGAATCGACGCCTTGTTTACTGTAAGCGTCGCGTCGGCAGACTGCACCGAGTCAACACCGTCAGTCACCACCACGTGGTACACGTTGCCGTCGTCCAGCAAAGTGGTGGTGACGACGAGAGACGTGGCGTTCTCACCCAACATAAACTCGTCGTTGACGAACCACTGATACGACAGGGGGCCCGCGCCACCGTCGGCCGCCACGGTGAACGTGGCTCCCTCCCCCTGCGTCACAACCTGGTCTACTGGCTGCGTGGTTATGGCCAGCGCGGCAGTCGGTACATCATCCGGGAAAGCGGCTGAATCTGACGTATACGTAGCATTGCGGCCGAACCCCACCAACCCCCTTATCTCATCCAGCCCCGCGACGTCGAAAGCTTGGTTAGCCGCCCCGGTCCGGTGGTTCCCCACGCAAATGCCCGTCGTACTTAGCTCGAAAGCCCTGTTGTCCGCGACGCTACCGTCGAGCGTAACGTCGCCGCCGATGCCGTCTACCCCGACAAAAATGCGTATAACGCCGCCGACGCGGGACACGCACCACGGTACGTCCTCGTTTTGTGGGGCCGTAATCGTTCCCGTTATCGCCGCAGCGCCGTCAACGTGGAAGACCAGCTTTCGGGCTGAGTTAAAATAGAGGAGGAAACCTCTGTCGGAATTAAGATCCGCCGGATCCCGGCAGTCTAAAATGTAGTGGTTTCTGTAGGCAAAGTTGCTGTCCGTTCGCGCCCACCCTTCAAAGGTGAAGTCCTCGTCCTCTGGGATATCAAGCGCATCGGTGGATAAGTACCGGTTTGTCGCATTGTTGAAGAAACGGGCGCCCGTGCTGCCGAAAACCGCCGGTATAGCCGCCAGCTCGGGGGTGCCCAGCCGGGACCACGTAGTGACGCCATACGTGTCCACGGGGTCGCTCGCCGTCGCCCCCTCAAAATGTAGCAGCATCACACCAGAGATTGCCATTACCGCACCGCCCCGCAGATCCGCATAAACTCATCCATGTCGGGGTGCTCGCCCCACGGTAGCGACTCGCCGAAACGGTTTTGTGCGTGCCCGCCGAATTTCAGACCATAGCCCAACGACCGCCACAGCTTGCGCCCCCGGCTGTATGCGTCACGGTCAACATCCTTGTCGGTTGGCAGCGCCAGAGACACGGCGCGCAGCCCCTCATAGGACGAGCCAAAAACGACGCGTCCGTTCTTGGCCGCCACAGCGGCGGAATAGCCGATGCTGGAGAAGCCGCCGCCACCTTTACCGCGGTGCAGAAATCGGCTGTTGTAGGGGTTCATCAGCCCTTTTTTCATCTTTGTGCCGTCTGGTGCGTAAACGGCAGGGCCACCGAACTCGCTCACGGTCCAGTCGGTGAGGAAAATCGTTCCTTCAGGCAGCGCCGTACCGTCGGACACCGCTATTTTCCAGTAATTGTCTGCCTTCACGCCGCCGCTGCCGAATTTAACAATCACCTCGCGCGGCCTGTCCTCATCGACCAGATGGCGGCGCTGCACCATCGCCATCGCCGAACTTGCGATGTATAGCCAGTCGCCGACAACGTAGAGCCCTTCGGGCAACACGACTTGCTCCGCTTGTATCATGTCCAGCGGCGCCGTGCGGATCACAAAGCGGTTGAAGTCCACCGCGGCAAGCGCCGCGCCTTGCGCAATTACCCGGGTGACGTTGCCGTGAATGTCCAGCTCGACCACCCGATGAGCTCCGCGCTCGCTAGCGATGATCCTGTCGTGCCAGGCAACGCAGTCCCAGTAGTCATCGCCTTTGGCGAACACCGTGACTTTCGCGGGCGTGGCGTGGCTTGTCGCCGAGTGCTCCACCGCCGCCAGCCGGTTATTCTGTGAGTCCGCCGCGATAAATGTTGGGCCTTTGAACGGGATGTCAGGGTCAACAAGATGCGGGTGACGGTTGCCCTCCTCCGGTATGCGCGGCGCCGCTTCGTCCACTCGCACGGTCGCCGGAACAACACACCCGCCCCATATTTCGTGGAAGCCCCGCGGCTCATCCTCCGGCACGCCAGACCAATCGCCGACTAATTCAAGCTCCGGCGGGTCGTTCCAATACGTCGGCACGCCTTTGTGCCTGTAGCCGGCCAGTGTCTTGACGGCCCCCTCTGGGCTCACACGGCATAGGCTCCAGGGCGTGGTCACGTACAGGTTGTCCAGCGGCGCGCTGGTAGCGTCATCCTCTTGCCGCGCAACGCCTACCGAGATATGCGTGGGGTAACCCAGCGAGTTAACTCCACAGGGGCCGTCCAACAACGGCAAGCGGGGCAGTTTGCGCACCAAGTCGTTCCACGTGTACCACTGCCGCGTAGCCGTGGTCAGAACACCATCTTTGGTCCGGAATATCCGCCGCGCCTGGCTCTCCAGCGTGCCTGTTGGCGTCTCAAAGTAGAGGTTGCTTTCAGCAGGTACGTGATCGAAGTGCGGATACTCCCGGCGGGGCAGCGGCATGGCTTTCTGTTCACCGTCCACCCGCACCCAGTGCAGATGAAAGTGTGACCCGTGACCGCTGCTGCCTGTCCACACTGGCGTCCACTGTTGTGCGGGCAGCTCACCACGTAGCACGTAAACCGGGAACGGTATCGCAGTCTCGGTGCCATGGGCGGTCATGTCGAGCACAAGCCAGCCGTCAGCCAGCTTGCCCACATCGACTTTGAACGCGCCGCCAGTGGCACCGGGCTCAACGGTCACAGTGTCCAGCACATCGCCCGTGTAGTAATCACGCAGGGAGTACTCTGCGCCCTGCAGTTTCTGCTTTCCGCCCCCGCCAAGCTCTTGGCACTTGAACTTGACCGTGGCGGTGTCGCCCTTCCACGTGACGTGGTGCTCGAAACGGGTGTATCGACTATTGCCGTTCCAATAGTCAAAGTTGAGCATCTTGCCGGCATTTAGCGCCCTGGAGATAGACGCCGGCCGCCCGTCAGGCTCAGGCTCAGGCTCAGGCTCAGGCTCAGGCTCAGGCTCAGGCTCAGGCTCAGGCTCAGGCTCAGGCTCAGGCTCAGGCTCAGGCTCAGGCTCAACGGCAGG